TGTAAAGTCTGGACTACGTAGTTCGTCGTGGAATATTGCGCTGCCTATTGAGTCGAGACCCTGTTGGAAAGTGATACGCCCTTGACAAACATCGTCAACAACCTTGCTCAACTTTTCGTTGATTGCCTGTATAATGTTCTCGGAATAGTATTTCTGCAACTCTGACACCTGCACACGCATACGGCTAACGTCATCGGTCACTTGCCCGATTTGATTCAAGACAATCTCCACATCGTCCGTAAGCGTAATATCGTATGTCGGCAACACACCGCTATACTTGACGGTCATCTGCTTAACGTACAACGCCATTGGAAGTTCACCGCCATATTGGAAGCGCACAATGGTATTGTTGCGTATCTGTGAAAGAATGTTGGTGTGTGTTGCAAGGAAATACTCATCGAATTTCAACGGATATTCGTAATAATGCACGTTGTTTTCGCGCATATATTCCTTTGCAGCGTCATCAAGTCTTGTTTCGGCATTGGTAACATACGTTGTAGGCAAAGAAATACCAAGTATTACAAATTCGTCACCACTGTGCGGTTGCTGATACGTATTAGGCATCAACGTTCCGAAAGTGTCCAAGTCTTTCTTAACAACGAATGTTACTTGCCCCAAATTTGTCTTTGGGTATTTTGTTAAGTTGCGTTGTTCTCCATCAGGCGCAAAGTTGCCATCTGAATCGTAGAAGTTTCTCTTGTAGTCATCCCAGTCAACGGCAATGTCAAACGTACAACCGATGCAAGCACCACTACGCATATTGATTTTCATTTCCTCGGTTATGCTTGCACAAGCATAGAGGTCAAAATCAAGTTGCGGCAAAGTCATCTTGAAATAACTCTGCTTGTAGTTGCCGTCATCGTCAATATCATCAATCCATTCCGCTGGGGTTTCTGGTGCTACATGTCCCTCTTTTAATGCTGCCAAATCATAGTTTACGTTATCGGAAACATATTTGACGTAGTAGAAATTTTCATCGGTTGTAACATCGCAAGAGAATGTGTAAGAACCGCCTGTATTTGAATCGTGATAAGAAGCAGCTCCGCTATTGACTGCGTTGTACAGTCCAAGAAGTGCTGTCCTTTCATTTTCGTTTTTAACCGTTGTAATCTTGTTGAGCAAAGAGCCGAGAAATGCGTTAACAGACGTTATTTCCTTTACGCCAATATCTTCTGGAGCATTGTAAGGTATTGCGTCGGCAACTATTGATGTTTCGCCAAATTCGGGTTTAATGTCTTCAAATTGATGTATTTCTACCGATTCAGCACCTTCAACAACAGGATTGACATAGCTTCCGTCTGCATCGTAGTAATCTACAAGTTCAATTGTGGGGTCAAAGTTTGGGTTTGGTGTACCGTCTGGCATGTATGGGCTTACCTTGTTGAACAAAGTTTCCCTGTACACGGACGGCATCAGAGTCTTACGTGTAAATGGATGTTTGATAAGGTTGACATATTGGCCACCAAGAATACCCTTGTAGATTGGTAGTGAGCCTTCAGCAGACAAGTCGTTGTTGACGGTATATTTCCAAGTTTGGTCTCCAAACCATTGTATTTGAGGATAACCAAACGGAATATTGTTTTCACTACCATAACCTATAATGCGTGTGACGATTTTGTTGTTCTTTGGTGTGCGTGAATTGTTCTTCAAGCCAACACCCTGTCCAAAGCGGAATATATAAGGTTGACCTTGGTCGTCAAGTATTTCGTTTGACGGAGTTCCAAACAATATCAAGAAACGCTTTCCTTGCGCGTAGCGTGCATCCGTAGACGGTATCTGGTCTACAACAAAAGGTATTTCCCATGTTTCATAGGATGTCTTCAAGACTTCACTCACGTAGGTCTTGTCAAACGAAAGAGGCTCATTTGGAATCTTTGCGGCCTTTTGCCACATAGATGTTTCTGTTACACCATCTTGTTCGTAGTGTTCTATATTTGTGCCAACTATCCATTGCGTGCCTTGCAGGTTCTTGTTCAACTTGGCTACCATATCAAATAGGTTGCCAATCCAACTGAACGTCTTGCTGCTTGAAAGGTATTTCTGTTCGTCTGACGATACTGCAACATCTGTAAAAGGGAAGTTGCTTACAGCGTACATTGGATGATAGAATACAAACGAATACTTTGTCATTCCCCGAAGCTCTGAGTTGTCTGAAACAATACCCTCACGAACTACCGTAGGTGGATTGACAAGGACAAACTTTACGGCTTCGCTGCCCTCATTGCGCTTATATTCTATATATTCCGACATTGTGACAGCGAGCGTGTTGTCCCTGTAATACACGTCGCCAGTAATCTTGTCACCAAGCGACATCACAACACTATCAAATGTAGCGTTGTGTAATACAAGTTCATTGAACGGTGTGCCGTCAGCGTTGTGTATCGGAAATGTTATATTATTTGCAGCCATCTTACGAGTTTTATAAATGCAAATATAATACAAATGATTGAAATAAACAAAGAAACCACAAAAATTTTAGGTATTTTTGTCACTTCTTTTACCTTCTCCTTATATTCCGTCACTACGCTATCACGCCAACAAGTATCGTGACGCTCTATAATACGGTCACGCCAACGTGTCTTTTCCTTGTACTTCGTTTGGTACACCGTATCGCCTTTAACCTTTACTTCAAAGTACACACTGTCCGTTGTCTTGTCAATCAATGTGTCGTGTACTGTGTTTGTAATATAATGGTTCACGTCACGGTCACGGTATTCTACCACTTTCCTTGTGGCACACGACGTAAACAACATCAAGGCAACCATAACAAATGTTGCTATTTGCATTATAGGCCAGAAACACCCGTTTAAATTGTTTTCGTTATTCATCATACACATATCGGCCTTCAATTAGTTCTAAACGTTCTACAAAAGGTTTCATAGCGTCCGCAATCGCTCCGCTTACGCCGAAGGAACACACTACCGCATCATCGTGTTTCAAGTCAACGCTTTGTGTACGTTGGTTATATTCGCAATTATTAACATAGCCTTGTAAATCCGTTTTGTCGGCTTTCGTTTGCAAATCATTGTAAATGCCTCCACTTCTTACCACATTATCGGAATTGATTATTGGTGTATCGTCTATCACGCGTCCAGCAACATACACCCACTTTGCCTGTGCGTTGTCGCCGTCAACGACTACCTCGCCATCATCCGTAACCATAGCACCGTCCTCTGTTACTATGTTCGTCGGCAAGCCCGTAACTTGGTCGCTTGAAAGGTAGATAATACCCGCACAATTGATAATCGAGTTTTTTTCAAACGTGGCACTTAAAGACAATAATTCTACACGACCAAGATGTTTTATACTGTTGGTTTCAACGGTAGCGGAAAGACCGTTGAACAATGCCTTTACACGACCCCACACAACACCTAATCCGCTACCGTTAAGTTTCTTTTTGTCTGTATCTGCCATACCGTTTCAACGTTTTAAGAAAATGTGCAAATGCTTTCGATTTCCGCTTTCGACAATGCCTCTACGTCATCGTCCGTAGCGAAATGTGACGTATCAATAAAACCCTCATAGATGTCGAACTTGTACACGGGTTCTTGGCCTGTTCCATCGTTCACAACATACACATTAGCACCCTTTGGATAAGTCTTTGTCACACCTTGCTCGTATTCCACGAAACGGTTATCAATCGTGAAGGCGGCTTGCATATTCCACATCCATCCCATGTTTGTTGATGCTGGTGTCGGAAGGTTCTCAAACAACATATTGCCCTTTGGTACGATATATGATTGCAACTTACTATCAATCAACGTATTCACTTGATTTTCGGTCTGATAACCCGCACCGTTAGCCAAAGAAGCATTGTCGGTAGGAACGGGAACGTTTACAGACTTGCCCGAAATGGTAGCTGCCACGCCGTTGATTTTTATTTGTTCGATAACATTCACTTGTGCGCCCTCGGCAACATCACGTAACTTTGCCTTTTCCGTTGACGTGTAATTGTTGTCCGTGTGAACATATTCAGCATCTTGCACGGTGTGATTATCATTCGTCAAGTCGCTAATTTTCTTAGGTATAATGGACTTGATAAGATTCCATAAGGTTTCAAGACCTTCACCGTTTAATTTCTTTTTACTTGTTTCTGCCATAGCCTTATTTTTTATTGTTTAACTTTTTGTTATTTAACGACAAATCATCATTATCTCGTATTTGGTCAACGATTCATCTGCCTCGCTTACCTCTCGTTCAACATCGCTTATGCGTTGTATATGCTCAACGGTCATAAGTCCTTTACCAGCAGGAGACGCATCTGGATATATGGTTTTCTCCTCGACCGCATCCAAATCATCTTTCACTTGTTGTCCGTGTTTGTCTAACTTGTATGCCATAATAATAATTTATTTGCGTTTCACCAATACCTCTTGACCGTCGATAAGCATTATCGTGCCTTCGTCAACCAGTAAATACTCCCATTCGCCTTGTGATGTTTGACACATCAACGAAAAAGCCGCTTTAAGACCGTCATTATCTTTCGGTGTGTAAGTTGTTCGCGTACCATACGAAATACCTTCAAAGCGAACGGAAACGGGCTTATTGTTAACGATAGACATTTTAGTGTGTATGCCGTTATTGTCTTTTGGCGTGAAATCGGCTTGCAAGTCACCACCCGCAACGTGTGTGATAGTGACTTGTTGGCAGCCGTTAATGCCACACATCATCTTGTTTGTTACGACGTCACCACGCATAAAAGTTGTTTTGTTACCTCAATTCTTACATTATCGTCAAAATCCGTATCTGGGACGTATGCGAACGTAGATACAACATAGTCTCCAGTGCCCAGTTCCAAAGTATCAACGGTAAATAAATACTTTTCATCCTCTGTGACAAGCATTTCGCTTTTCGGTATAACCTTTTCGGTTTTAGTGGTCTTGATAACGACCTTAAAATCGTCCGTGCCCATCGAAAAGCCCTCTGTTACGATGTCAACCACGAATTTCAATCGTGTGCCAACATATATCGGTTTTGTTTCGTCTGCCATAGCCCTATTGTTTTATTACTTTAAACAAAATGTCTTATAGTGTAACCAATATTAACTCCAACAAAAGTGAGCGTAAAGTCTATCCAATCAGGCTTTCCTCCCCATTGGTAATCTTTAAATTCCAAAGAACCAGCAACGCCAATACCGACGTATTCAGCGCAATACCAGTCATCTGCGCCAAGACCAACACCAACACCCAACAATAGGTGCTTTAGTCTATTACTATCTTTAAGCCATTGCCAAATCCTTTTCATGTGCTACACTATTTATCAATTACAAGTTTAACAATTTCTCCACGGCCTAATGCGGTCTTTATCTTGCTTTCAATAAGCCCCGTCCAATAGCGAGAATTACTTATCCATCCAACCTTGTCGTTTTTTCCAAAGCCGATGCACCCAAGCGAATCCTCTGGTTTGTTAAGTGGGTGCAGACGAATACCATCAAACCCTTTGACGTTTTTCACCAAAGGCATTACTCTTTTGTATTTTGGTGAATACGTCATCGTTATTAGGTATTCTCCACTTGGAATAGCCGTCTTGCCGTAAACCTTTTTCCTTCTGATTTGGTCTACAGTCATATCGCTTGTAAGCCCCCTGTCGGCATCTTCCAATGCGTTACAGTAGGACTTGCCGTCTCCGAATCTTGTGCCATTTACAAACACATTACTTATGGTGTATGTAGGTTTCTTCCACTTTCTGTCAATTCTGATTATCATTGCTGTTCCTCCTTTTTATCTTTTCTTGTTGTAAAACTATCATCGTCAATAGGACTTAGGAAAACCTTTGTCCTTTGCATACAATTTGCCTTACCACACATCATTTCAGTTACAAGTTCGAGCCGCTTTTCCAAAGAAGCCATTTTGTTTTCTTGTGCAGTGAGTTTCTTTTCCTGCTCACGAATCATATTATCCTGCTCACGAAGTTTCGTCTCGTTCTCGGCAACACGTTTTCTGAGTTGTTCGCACTCGTTACTTACCTCTGTGTTAAACCTACGCAAACGCTCGTTATGTTCCTCGACATCTTTCAACATCTGTTGGTACATATCCTGCTCGGTAATGGTGGCGTTGAGTTCCGTCTGACGTGCCTCTGCGCTTTCCTTTTGCTTTTTGGCACGCCAGTTGATAAACCAACCGCCTCCGCATATCAACGTGAGTATTGAGTTTATTATTGTGAATATCTGCATTCCGTCCATTGCATTACACGTTTTGGTCGTTAGGCTGATTATCTATAATAACGTCATTGCGGTTCGTGGCAACATTCTGCGCTTTCTGAGCCGCCTGCTCACTTCCGCTGTCATTGCGGCTGACAAGGCTTCCGCGCTCCTTAATGACACGTTCCGCCTCGTCGGGTGCAGCGTCTGGACACTTCTCCAGCACCGTCTGCGTTGACAGATAAGGTGCTTCCATCCCCAAGTTGACAAGTTTTGTATTTGTTGTCTCCAAAGACCAAGGAGCGATTCTTGCGCCGATGCGTACCTTCGAGTATTTGGTTGCACCATTATTCTCCAAGTCCATGCCCTCTTGATGCAAGTAAACCATGTCGTTGACAAAGTTCTTCCAGTCAAGCGACGACTGTACGGCAAGCGAGTAGTCGTTGGACATTGCAAGTGCAATGCCGTTACCTCCGCTGTTGGTTGCCGTTATGTCTTTCGGCGTGATAAACGACGTGGAAGAAAACAGTGATATTTTTTCCTCAAGAGTCTTGAGGTAGCCGTCCATCGTCTGCGGCTCAGGAAAGTCCAATACCTTGACATCTTGTTTTCCGTTCGTTGTGTCGCTTGAAAGGTTTACGATGAGTGTTGACGAGTCTCGCTGTAGACTATTCTTGTCCATCTCCCCCCAAAAGGCAAGTGCAAATGTGCCGAAACGCTTTAGTGCAATAGCAGCTATGTTTGCCATCAGCTCCCACATTTCAATACTTGATTCAGCGTACTCCCACGCGACCTTTCCTCGCTTGAATAGCAGAGGACAGCGCGAAAATCCGTGTTTCTCGCTCTGAATCTCCCAGCCAGTCTCAGTCTGTATGCAGCGATAGTGCTTCTGATTGTCGAGCGTGTCTATAACTACCTTATCGTCAATCTGATAGAATAACGAGCGTGCAACCTCCATTCCGTACTCGTCGTAGTTCGGAGTCATCTGATAGCCGTCTTCATACGAGTAGTTGGTTACAACATACCTGTTCGCCTGCTTGTCGAACGAGAATAGCATTGCACAATTTCCGAGTTGCTTGCAAGTATTGATTGCCATGTATTTGTCATGCTCTCGCTCGCGCCACATCCACTCTTGTTTTATCTCGCTGAAAACCTTGCGTTCCGAATCGTCAGGAGAATCGTTGCAAAGATTGAACTCAATGGGGTTTGCCGTCAAGTTACGCACATGAGCCGAATGTATCAACTTCTGAAACGAAGCCGTCTGCGTTATCTCCAACATGTTCGTAGGAAGTTCGCAGCCATCAAGCATTACCTTGATGTGCGGAATAGCCTTGTTCAAGATGATGTGATGCAAGTCTGGACGGTACTCTGTGATGTAAAGGTCTTGCGAAACAGGTTTTAACTCAAGACTTGTAAACCCTGTCTCCATAAAAGTGTTGTTCAACACTCTACTATTCTCGTACCCGTGTGCTCGCAGTGTGCCTCCCCTCGTGAAAGGCTTCATCTGCATTAACCTCGTCGGGTCTTCGAGATACCAATTTATGTCCTTAATTCTGTTCATTTATATAGTATTTAACACGTTAAGCATCCAATCGTTGTTAATCGTAATTGGCTTGCGCACAAGACGGTCGTCAACATCATCGGCAGAGTTTACTCCAAGCAGCGATAGCATGTCGCTTGCTTCGAGTGTCTTGCGCATTACACCAGCATCGTCACGAAGCATACGGTGGCAGTCGTATATCATAGAACCGCACATAAGTATGCAGTTGTCGAACAAGTCTGG